CTTTAGAATTACCTTCATAATATTCAGGTATACCATTACCTGGTTCAAAATAAATTGGGTTTCCGTCAACATCTAAAATTTCAATCTTAATTTCCGTAGACTCCAAAAGTTCAGGAGAACCTTCGATTAAAAATCCATTTTTACCACCAGTAAAAGTATCTTTAAACTCTGTAATCTTAAAGTATCTTGAATTGGGTGCAGTATCTACTACAAATGTTTCGTAGTATTTTAAATGCGGGTCAATCGTTGGGGAGTATTTTTTAATTCTTGCCATGTATAGTTTCTATTATTCTATGATAAATATTCCAATAATTATTTATCTTTATAATTATATATAGAAAACTAAAGAAAACTAAAGAAAGTTATGAAAAAGTACGCAATGATACAAATAGATGCTGAAATACATCAAGCATTAAAAGAATTTTGTAAAGAGAAAGGATATAAGATAAATGGGTTAGTAGAAACGCTTATAAAAGAAAAGGTGCAGTCTTTAAACAAGACCACACCTAAAAATGTATTACCGGTTGTTAGAAGTTAATCTTACTAAAACCATCTATTTTTTTAATTTCAATAAGCCCATCTACAATATCTCTCATTTGTTCTAAGTGGGAAATTACCCATATAAAATCAAATTGGGTTTTTAAATATTGCATCATCATAAATAGGGATGATAGGTTATCTGCATCCAATGTACCAAACCCTTCATCTATTACTAAGAAGTTAGGTCTAGGCAGGTTGCATATGTTAATTAGAGCCACTCTAATCGCTAATCCCGATATGAACTTCTCCATACCACTACACATCTCTAAAGCCCATTCCTGGTCCTCATAAACGATTTTAGCGTTAATGTTCTTTCCATCCGTATCCATTGATATTGAGAAATCTACTACCTGTCCTAATATGTTGTTCACTTCGTTTTCAATTGCTGGAAGTGCTTTAGATATTAGTTCGTAAGGTACACCATCTTTCTTAACTGCATCTAAGTAGAATGTATATAATTGGTTTTTACTTTCCAATTCTTTTACTTCTTCCATTTTAGCTAACATATTATCAATATAGGTTTTAGTAGCACCTACCTCTGACATTAACCTTAACATTAATTTATTTACATCAGATATTTGTCTTTCCACACCTTGCTTTTCTCTACGAACATTTTGGATTTGGATATCTAATGACTGATTGTTTGTAATTGTTTCTACATTATCATCGTATCGTTTAATATCGGCTTTTACTCTTTCTAATTGTAATTGTAGTAATTCAATCTTACTATCACAAGTCTTAATATCCGATTCAAATCTATCTCTTACTACAATTAATCGTTTGTGTTCATCAGTCCATTCTTTCCATTGACGGAATTGTTCTTCAACTCCATTCAATTCACCTAATTGAGTTATAAGAGCACCATGTAAAATGTTTAGTGTTTCTAATTGGTTGCCTTGCTCTCCTAATTTCTTTTCAGTTTCCTTTGCATCCTTTACGAATACATTGTTCATACAAAAATTACAATTAGGGTCATACTCATGCTCTGCTAAGTGTTCTAACTTCTCTTTATTAGAATCTATTGATTGCTCTAATAATTGAATCTGATGTAACGTATCTTTTATTTGTCCTTTAACTAAATTCAATTGAACTTGAGCTTCACCAATATCCGTACCATTAATAGTAACTTTTGATTCAACCATTTCTTTTGCTTCAAATACTAATTGTTTTGTTTCAGTTAGTTTTGTGGTTTTATCAAACTTACCATCTCCCCAAGTTGTTAAATCGGTTTCAATCTTTTTAACGTTACGATTTAATTCATCAATATCTAAATTACCTTGAATTGGAATAATTTGTTGAGATAAATTTACTATTTGTTCATCCAACTCACCCTTTCTACTTTCTAATTCTAATTTCTCCGAATCTAAACTATCATATTCCTCTCTCTTTGAATTCAAGTCGGTTTCTTTTTGGGCTAATTCCGAAGTGAAGTCGGTCTTTCTGAAATTTCTGATAAGTGCATTCACATCTTTGATATCGTTTGTAGCAGTATCATACAGCTTATCAAATATATCCAAGCCCATAAACTGAGCCATCAAATCCTTTCTCTCGGATTGTGATTTATCAATGAATAGTGCATTGTTAGCTTGTAGTGAAAGTGCAGTCATAACGAAATCCTCATATCTTCCCACATAGGTTTCAATGACTTGGTTTGTATCCCTCCTTTCCGTTCCGTTTAGGGATTCCCTTCCATTAATTCCCTCTCTCCAAAAGTCTACATCTACTTTAACGTTCTTACCCTTATTAATCGTTCTTCCCTCTCTACGGATACCATAAGTAACCCCATCAATTGAGAACTCTAATTGACAATGGAAATCAGCTTTGCGGTTATTCATAATTGCAGCTGCCTTATACGCTCTACTACACTTATCAAATAAACAAAATGAGATTGCATCAAAAAGGGATGATTTACCAGCTGCATTTGGTGCGAATAATCCCATCAATCCGTTTACCTTATTGAAGTTGATTATATTATTCTCTCCGTATGAAAACATATTACTGAAATCAAAGCGGATTGGTTTCCAGCTTATATTCCTTTGTAGTTCTGATGGTTGTATTCTACTATTAATGTCACGATTTATTTTCTCAATACCTGCTAAATCTTCTTTAGTCACAAAAGGCATCATTCTATCAATATACTCTGCCACTAATGAGTTTTGGTAATTGATGTCCGCAATATCATCTACATCTAAACGAGTTTCTCTATCGTTTGTTTTTTTCTTATTGAATGAATCGGTTCTAATAATTGTAAAGTCCTCCACACCATACTTTGCCGTAATATCTGCCATCATTCTCTTTGTATCAGCCGTATCGGTATTCTTTACTCTTACTCTTAAACGAGGATACAATGGCATATCAGTTACATCAGGCACAATACCACCATCAACATCTAAAGTGTAATAACCATAATCGTTTTGTATATCAACTTCCTCATAGGTCATTGTATCTAAATCCCAAACTAAGAATCCGTGCTTATCTAATGTTTCACCAAAGTTTTGTTGTACCAAAGAACCAGCATATACAACCTTACATCCGCTTGGTGATATCATCTCTTGTCTTTTATGAATATCTCCTAACAGAGCTAAATCATATCCATCAAATATTTCAGTTGTAAAGTGTCTACTACTAACTACATACCCTACATCGGTTGTAGAGTTATCAACAGGCCCATGAAACAATGCAATCTTTTTGTTTCCGAATAGAGTATCAGCTTTAGGCCAATTATCTTTGTTATCAAATATACTGAATACTGCAAAATCAACATCACCAATTCCGTAAACTTGCGTATCCTTTAAATAAGTTAGGTTTGGTAACTTTAATGCATCAACGATTGGAGTAAGTACATCCATTCTATCCGAATTGTTCATATTACAATCGTGATTACCAGCAATTACAATAGTAGGACATAGTTTGTTACATTCCGTAAACAACCAGCTAATCTCACTCACCAATTCAGGACTCATTTCCAATTTAGCATGAGCAATATCTCCAGCTAAGTAGATAATTGAATCTCCCGTTCCTCTTTTTTGAATTTCTTCAAACATTGAGTAGAATACTTGTCTAAACTCTTTGTGTCTTTTGATATTACGAATGTGTATATCCGCAATGTGATAAATTCTCTTTAACCTCATATATTATTTAATTTGGATAGAACTAAGTCATCCCATCCAGTTTGTTTTGCTCCCTTTAATAATTCCCTAACTGCTTTAAATCCCATATCTCCAGCATCCTTTTCAGTTGGTATAATATTCTTTACATTGATACCATTCTTAATAAAGTAATCTGTATGCTTAACCGAGTCTGATATTGCATCTGAATCTAATAATATTGTTACTTCTTTAACTCCTTTCTCAATAATTTTATTCTTTAATTTACTCAATAAGAATTTACCAAGCAAAGGAATACAATTTCTTTTAACTGAAAATGAATCAAACACACCTTCCACCAAAGTAATCGGTTCGTTCCAATTGATTTGGTTATCAAATACAATTACATCTCTATTAACCGGAGGATTCTTATATTTCATTCGTTCTTCTTTGTAATATGAACGAGCCACAAAGTAATTCAAATCACCATTCTCATCATAAGATGGAACGATAACTCTACCAAAGTAAAGTCCTTCCGAACAATACCCAATATTGTATTTAACGATATCAGCTTGTGTGATTCCTCTTTCTTTAAGGTAATTGATTGCTTGATTGTATTCAGGATTAAATCCTTTTGGTTTGAAATGTAATTGTTTAAATTCTGATGGTAATTGTAACTTAGCTACATACTCATCTTTCTCAACTAATGTATAATCCTCCTCACCATAGATATCTTTCAATCTATTCAGGTCTCTTATATCCACATTGAGTTTGCGAAGGAGTGATTGAACACTTCTACCTTTAGAATCACACACCCAGCAGTGCCATCTTTGAGTATCTAAGTTTACTTGAAGTTTTTTCTTATGGTGATTACAAAATGGACAATGGTGGGCCTGTTCATTTCCTTTCAAAGATGAACCTACACCCAATGCGGTGTCTAAAATGTTAATGACTGTTAGTTTATTCTTCCCAGATAGCATAAATGGTATATTCTATACAAATATACGAAAATTATGGGAATTTGCCAAATTAATGGTTAGAATTCTTACAATCCATTAGAAAATCAGATAAAAATTGTATTTTAGCTCCAATTTCAGCTCTTGGAGTATTCGCCTCAACCATTTTCTTAAGGTCTATTAAAGATGAAGCTGCTACTTTTAAAGCATCATCTTTTGAATTTAAATACGCTTCAGATATTCCGTATTTTTTTGAGATTTCAGGTATTGTCATAACTATTGATTTATTATATCCCTACGGAAGAATTTTCCCATAAGGTTTTCGTTTATTGCTTGTTCGTTGGCAAGGACATCGTAATGAAACTGCCATTTAATTTCGTAATATGATAATGATTTTTTTGAGAAACAAAATTGAATAATTTCTCTTTCAAAGTGTTCAGCATTTCCAGCTTTTACTTCGGATTTAATCCATTCGTTTGATGAGTAGTATTTCTCCCAATCAGATGCTTTCTTTACAACCCTCCTACGAGTCTTTCCCTTAAGCGGTTTCAATCTACGGGTTTGAGATAATGATTTCTTTCCTATGTAGAATCTATTAGTTCTAGTATCAACTATCTTATAGACAAATCCAACCGCACCTTCAGGTGTGGTTTCTTCTGTAACAATATCTCCATTAAATTTCCAACTCATTGATTATCTTTTAACCA